CTTGTCGACATCTCGAGTCAAATCGAAGATGCTGACTTCCAAGGTCAAATTGACCCAAACGCTTGGGACATCGTCTCCTGTCGCCTTTTAGGCAACATGGTAGATGTGACTACGGAAGACGGGACTTTAGTCCTGAAAGGATTGATGTTAGGAGGGAATGTTATGCTCACGTTTAGGCACGGTATTGAGGCCGCGCGTGTAAATGATGACACCATTTGGTGCTTGTCAACTTACAAGGCGCGACCTCTCTGTCGTTTCTTTCCTGAGCAAATGAAGACACACGCTCTGGCAACATCTGAGGGAGAGATTGACCTTGTGTTAGTTAAACTCCCGAGGAATGTTCCTCGCTTTTCAAACATTACTCCGCATTTTATCAAACAAACTGATTTTGCAGATCTCTCTGGGCATCCGGCGGCTCTTGCCGTCACAAGACAAGTACCGGGTAAAACCGATGCTACGATGCTCAGTATTTTTCAAATTCCCGAAATGTTTATTCGAATCATCAGAAATGAATCTTATCATACAGAAGGAAATGTGATGGCCGCCATTGGCTATCAAGCTGAAACTAAAGTGGGAGATTGTGGAGGCATACTGGTTGCTTTGAATCCCAAGTTTGAACGCAAAATCTGTGGCATGCATGTGGCGGGAAATCAGGGAAAAGGCTTTTCTGTCCCTCTTTCATCCGCAAGGATTGAGAGGTGGTTAGAAGAGTCTGGACTCGATCTTTATGATGCCCCACCATTGAAAAATGTGTCTGAAGCCTTTCATCAAGGGCCAGACGGCGCATTCATGCCCATGGGTGAACATGTTCAAATAGCTGGCCAGATTTCAACAACTGGCATAGCGGCGAGTTCAATCTCCGGGTGCATTCAGGAACCGACAACTGCTCCAGCGGTGTTACGGCCTGTAGAAAGGAACGGGGTCTTAATCGACCCTCTACTCTCTGGACTGAAGAAGTGCGGCGGAGTCAATCCATTAATTGACGAAACCATACTTACTGAAGTCTCACAGGCTGTGGCACAAGTTTACGTTGGCGCGGAAGAAAGTTCTGACCGGAAAGTTTATTCGCTTGAGGAGGCTTGCTTCGGCGAGCAGGGCAACCCATTTTATGGCCCACTCACTCTCACAACATCTCCAGGATTCCCATATTGCAAGAATAAAACTCGTAATAAGCCCGGCAAAAGAAGTTGGATTGATAACGAATCCTTCATTATTGCGCCGGAACTCAAAGAAGACATCAAAAATTGTTTAATTGATCTGAAAGCTGGAAAAAGAATCGAGGTGTATTGGCAAGATCTGAATAAAGACGAGAGGCGACCGCTTGAAAAAGTGGAAGCCGTGAAAACCCGCGTGTTTTCCGCGTCTCCTTTACACTTCACCATCCTTCTCAGAATGTATTTTGGCTCATTTGTCGCGCATCAAGCTAAAAACCGCATATTCTCAGAATCTTCGATTGGCATTAATCCATACAGTATTGATTGGCAGAATCTTGCACTACACCTGAAAAAGCATGGTCCTCGCGTTTTTGCTGGGGATTATTCTGGATGGGATGGCAGTGTGTCGGCCCAACTGCTCTGGGCGGCCTTGGATGTGATTGAGGAGTGGTATGATGGGAATGAGGAGGATCGCCTTGTGCGAAAGACCTTATTTCTTGACATCGCTTCCTCGGTTCATGTTTATGACCGCGTAGTGTATGGGCAGACACACTGCATGCCATCTGGTGTGTACTTGACTGCTACGGTTAATACTGTAATTGGACAAATGTTGATGCGCCTGTTTTGGCTCAAATGCGCTCCCCCGGCGTATGCGAACATGCAGGAATTTCTTAACCATGTGAGCATTATCATTTATGGTGATGACAACGTGGTAAACGTATCAAAGGAAGCTTCGGCTTTCTTCAATCAAAACACGGTGACAGAAGTAGCGTCGCTCTTTGGAGTGACATATACGGATGAAGCCAAAACAGGGGACAAGGTAGCGGACTATCGTAATCTCGAACAAGTTACATTTCT